ATCGAAGAGGGGGCCTTAAAGCGCGCGATCCGGCTGGGGTACTGCATGGCGGACCAGTTTGTGCCGCTGGCGTGGGACAACGCGCGGGTGACAGAAGGCGTGTTCATCAGCCGGCAGGCGCGGCGGGGATGGTACTACACGCGGCTGGAGTGGCACCGCTGGAACGGCGAGACCTACGTGATCACGAACGAGCTTTACAGGGCGGAGATGCAGCGCGGGGTCGAGGCCGGGCAGAACCAGGACATCCTGGGCATCCGCTGCCCGGTGGCCGAGCTGCAGCAGCTGTTCCCGGGGCTGGAGCCGGAGACGGTGATCCCGGTGGAGGAGAGCCTGTTCAGCTACTTCCGGACGCCGGTGGCGAACAACATCGACGACAACAGCCCGCTGGGGGTGAGCGTGTACGCGAACGCGCTGGAGACGCTGCATGCGATCGACATCTGCTATGATTCGCTTGTGGCGGAATTCCGGCTGGGGAAGAAGAAGATCATCGTGCCGGCGCGGTTTTTGCGGATGGTGGTGGACCCGCAGACGGGGCGGCAGGTGCGGTACTTCGACCCGAACGACGAGACCTTCGTGGGCGTGGCGGACGACGACGGGAGCTCGGGCGTACACGACATCAGCGTGGAGCTGCGGGTGGAAGAGCACGTGGCGGCGCTGAACGCGCTGCTGAGCATCCTTTGCCTTCAGATCGGCTTCAGCGCGAACACGTTCAGCTTCGACGAGCGGCAGGGCGGCATCAAGACGGCGACGGAGGTCGTCAGCGAGAACAGCAAGACGTACAAGACGATCAAGACGGTGCAGAACCAGCTGATCCCGATGCTGGAGCACATGGTGAAGAACATCATCGACGTGGCGATCCTGTACGGGATGGAATGGCGGGGACAGAGCGTGGAGCGCCTGGCCGCGGGCGGCTGGGAAGTGAAGGTGACGTTCGACGACGGCGTGACGCAGGACCGGCAGACGAACCTGAACGAGGGCGTGATGCTGGTGGGCGCGGGGCTGCTGAGCAAGTTCAAGTTCCTGACGGACCGGAAGTACGGGCAGGGGCTGACGGAGAAGGAAGCGCTGGAGGAGCTGGAGCGGATCAGGGCCGAGGGACAGCGGACCGTGGAAGAAGAGCAGGTGCGGCTGTTCGGCGGCGGGGCGTGAACGGAGAGTGATCGGCATTGGCCGGGTTTGACGAGCTGGACCGGCTGGGGGACGCCATGGGGAAGGTGTACGCGGCCTGCCACGACCGGATCCTGGTGAACCTGGCGCGGCATTTCAGGTTTCTGAAGCCCGGGGAGACGCCGGGCGGGGCGTTCGACTACCAGGCGCACAAGCTGGCCGAGATGGGGCAGGTGACGCGGGAGAGCATGGCGATCATCCGCGAAACGCTCGGCGGCGCGGACGCGGAGCTGGTGAAGAGCCTGGAGGCGGCGATCCTGGACGCCATCGAGCGCATCGAGCCGGAGCTTCGGCAGGCGGCCGAGGCGGGGCTGATCGGGACGGGCGCGCCGGCGCCGGCGCTTTCGCCGAGGATGACGCGGGCGTTTCAACTGTACTACCGGCAGGCGGCGGACGCGCTGAACCTGGTGAACACGCGGATGCTGGAGAGCACGCAGGAGGCCTACCGGGAGACGGTGGCCGACATCGCGAGCCGGATGCGGCGGACGCAGGCGACCCTGAACGCGGCGACGGGGCAGGTCGTGACGGGCGTTGAGAGCTTCAACGCGGCGCAGCGGCTGGCCGTGGCGGACATGGCGGAGAACGGGATCACGGGCTATGTGGACCACAACGGGCGGAAATGGAAGCCGGAGACGTATGTGGCGATGGTCATGCGCACGACGCACCACAACGTCAGCCGGGAGGCGTTTTGGGAGGCGAACGAGCAATACGGGAACGACCTGTACCTGGTGAGCCAGCACCCGGGGGCGCGGCCGCTGTGCTATCCATGGCAGTGCAAGGTGATCAGCCGGACGAACGACCGGCGATGGGTGACGGACGGCGCGGGCCAGCCGGTGCAGGTGTGGGCGCAGGACGAGACGAGCTACGGCCAGGCGGCGGGGCTGTTCGGCATCAACTGCGGGCATCACCCGGAGCTGTTCATCCCGGGGGCGACGAAGGTACCGGCGCTGCGGCAGGGCGAGGAAGAGAACGCGCAGACGTATGCGCAAAGCCAGAGGCAGCGCGGACTTGAGCGGGAATTCCGGAAGGCGCGGCTGGACATGGCCGTGGCGAAGGCGCAGGGCGACGAGGAAGGGCTGGAAGCGGCCAGGGCGCGCCTGAAGGCCGCGGACGAGAAGCTGGAGCGGTTCGCCGGGGAGACCGGCCGGAAGCGGCGGAAGGAACGGGAATACGAGCCGGTGAAGGCGACGTGGCCGGGGGAGAACGGCGGGCAGGTGACGCGGTTCGGCGGAGATGAGTACATCGACGCCGGGAAGGCGCCGCCACAGAAGGGAGCATTTGCCCCAGCTTCTCCGAGTTCTGGAAATGTCGCCTCTCAGGCTACACAAACAACGGCGAATGTGGTACAATCTACTGTGCCTGATAGTATCGAGCAAGCTATCGGGGTGAAGAAGGGGCAGCCTTATAACATTGGCGAGGCCAGAACATGGGCGAACCAAGACTATAATACCGGTAAATGGGAGTATAAGGCGAACTGTCAAAGATGCGTTCAGGCCTATGAATTGCGAAGACGTGGGTATGACGTTGAGGCAATGCCGAAAGTACGTCGTGGAGATAATGTGAACTATGGTTCAGAGATTTTTAACGGCTACGGTGCCTCAATTGCAGACGCGGCAAAAGCCTATACTTTCCAACAGACAGAAGCGCAAGTAAAGCAAGAATTGATGTCTGCGCCGGAAGGTGCGAGATATTCGATTTATATTCAGTGGAAGAACAGTAAAGAATCGCATGCTTTTATTGCCGAAAAAGTAAATGGCTCGATTCAATATCTTGACCCGCAAAGCAACAAACGAGACGTTTCGGACTATTTTGCACGCGGGCAGGCCGGAAGGTTTGGTTTTTTTCGTATGGATGATAAACCTATAGCAACGGATGGAAAAATCATAACAGCCGCAGTCAGAAAGGGGCAAAGATATGGGCGTAAATGAGGCCAGACAACTGGTAAGAGACGAGGGCTTTGAGGTAATCGAACTTTCCGAAGAGCAAGATGGCGTGTTTGTTTTTGCCTGCAAAGGCGACGACGAGTCGGATATTATAGTTTCTGTCATTGACGGGGCGGTCGTAATTGCCCCGACATAATGTGCTGGAGGCTGGAATGATGAAAGTTCGATATATCGGTGAAACTGATCCGCTGGGATTTGTCAACGGTGATGTTTACGAGGCCATATCCGTAGAGCGTGGATGGTATCGTATTATCGACCCATTCGTCAAGGATGATTATCTGTATCCGCCTGAATTGTTTGAACCTGTTAAGTGATTTGCGAACCGCCTGCGGGCGGTAACATTATGGAGGGGTGCCCGTGGATAATTTCAAGGCGGTATATCATATGCTGTCAGCGCTTGAAAGGGCCATGGATTGCGCGGAATTCGACATCAATGAGATAGGGCCCGAAGTGCTGGGGGTTTCGCGGCAACGCTGGGCGCGGTATCTGGAAATGATGCTGGATGTGGGCTATATCAGGGGCGTGACAGTGAAACAAACCATAACGGGAGATCTGATGGTCGAAAACGAAGACATCCGGATCACGCTGAAAGGGCTTGAATATCTCCAGGAGAATTCAATCATGAAGCAGATATACAAGGCAATGAAAGGCATCAAAGAAGCCGTGCCTTTTGTATAGGGACAACCAGCCGCCTTCGGGCGGTTTTTTGATGGGAGGATGGGAGAATGATTCGGGTACTTGTGGAAAAGCTGTTTGCGGACGGGCTGAAGTATATCGAGGCGGCGGGGCTGGCCGCGGACGAGAAGCCCGCGGGCGGGATCGTGACGGGGAGCCTGTTCCTGGAGGCGGACACGGGGGACATCTACGCCTTCGCGGAGGGCGACGCGCCGGGCTGGAACAAGATTGCGGCGCTTGGGGGCGGCGAATGATGGAACGGATGCTCTACGGCAGGGAGCGCGGCGGCATACAGAGGCTGCTGGCGCTGAAGGCGGCGGCGGGCGGGCCGCCGCTGCGGGAATACACCGCGACGGGCAACCCCGCGACGTTTGAGACGAACGTGGCAAAGCCGATGAAGGTCCAGGCGGCGTTCGGGCCCGTACAGGCCGGCAGCGGAGACCCGAGCCCGGAGAACGTGCGGCCGATCAGCGGTTGGACGGGGTGCACGATCCGCCACACGGCGACGCGGAGCGACCTGACGCTGGCCGGCATACAGGCCGACATCGCCGGGGGGACCGTGGCGGAGAACGCGCGGCGCTATCCCGTGGGGGACCAGATCGTCATTCCCTGGAAGGACATGGACGACGCGAACCACAACACCGACGCGACGGCCTACCGGGTGGCGTGGGACATCGTGCACCACGATACGGTCGAATTGAGCGGCGGGACGCAGGTGCCCGGCATGTTCCTCCAGATGCACCTTTGCAGCGCCTACGGCGTGCAGTTCAGCGCCCCGCAGGCGTTCATCAACTGCGCCGGGGGGCTGGCCGCGGGGACCTACTGCTTCACGCTGAACGCGGCGTATGGCTCCATTCCGGCCAATTCCATCCTGGAGTTCACGCTGAGCGAGGCGGTGCCCGAAAACGGGCGGATCCGGATGATGACCGACCGCACGGTGACCACTTGGGCGGCCGGCGGGACCGCCGCGATCGAGACCGTGACGGCGGCGATCGTTGAATCTTCTTCCGGCACCGATCTGGGAACCACCGGCTCCAACGGGCTGAACATCGTTTCCAGGATGCAGTACGGCAGCAACCGCTGGAGCACCTCCGCGATCCGCCAGTATCTGAACAAGTCCGGCGCCGACTGGTGGCAGAGCAAGGAAGAGTTCGACATCAGGCCGGATCAGTACGAAAAGAAGGGCTTCATGACCGGCTTCAACGATGACTTCCTGAACGCCATCAAGCCCATCAAGGTGACCACCGCGCTGAATACTGTGGAAGGCTATTCCGAGGCGACCGAGGATACCTTCGACACGTTCTTCCTGCCCGCCCTGCAGCAGATGTACATTCAGCCGCAGCTGGAGAACGCGGAGGGAAACTACTTCGAGTATTGGAAGGACCGGCTGGGGCTGAGCAGCTACGCCGGCACCGGTTCTAGCAACGTCTTCGACGCCTTCAAGATCCCGGCCCTCAATGCCAATTCGGCGCAGTACGTGCGTTTGCGGAGTGCTACTCGTGGCTCTGCGGGTAGTGCGTGGTATGTCTATTCTTCGGGCTATGTCAGCAGCGGCGGCGGCGCCACCAGCGCGTATCGTTTCTCCCCGGTTTGTGTCATCTGCGGTTGAGGAGGTGAGGTAACATGGAGTATATCGCATATCGGGATCACGCCTTCGACTGGGCGGAGGCGGCGGGCA